TAGAAGCTAATCTTAATTATCCACTAATTAATCCAAAGAGTAAACAAGTAGTTGGTGAACTAAATGCAAAAGAAGTATTTGATAAAATGGTATATGGGGCATGGAGAAATGGTGAACCGGGTATGATTTTCTTGGATGAAGTAAATAAAGACAACCATGTTACAGAAGAATATGGCGAAATGATTGCTACTAATCCATGTGGTGAACAGCCACTATTAGGAAACGAATCTTGTAACTTAGGGTCAATTAATTTAGCTAATTTTGTAGAGTCTAGAGAAGTAAGACCTTACATTAAGTGGGATGAATTAAGAACCACTATTAAAACAGCTACACGATTCTTAGACAATGTGATTGATGCAAATAAATATGCGACTCCAGAAATAGAAAAAATGACTAAGGCTACAAGAAAAATAGGTTTAGGTATTATGGGATTTGCAGATATGCTCACACAACTTAGAGTATCGTATGATTCTAAAGAAGGCAGAAAGATAGGGTCTGATATAATGAGGTTTTTAAAGACTCATGCAGATAAAGCATCTAAAGATTTAGCAGAAGAAAGAGGGGCTTTCCCTGCATGGGATAACAGTGACTACGGCGAAGATGAAAAATATAGAAATGCTTGCCGACTAACTGTAGCCCCTACTGGAACTATCTCTATGTTTGCTGATGCATCTAGTGGAGTAGAACCACTATTCTCTTTAGCATACAGAAAGATGAACATATTAGAAGGGGAGACTCTCTACTATGTAAATAAATACTTTGAACAAGATGCTAAAGATATGGGTTTTTATTCAGAAGAACTTATGGAATACTTATCTGATGGTGGTTCATTAAAAGATAGAACAGAAGTGCCAGATGAAATAAAAGAAATTTATACAACAGCACCTGAAATATCTCCCGAAGCACATGTAGGAATGCAAGCAGCTTTCCAAGAACACTGTGACTCTGGGATATCTAAGACGATAAACTTTGCAAAT